CTAGTATTAAAGGAAATGCCACTGTATGCATGAGTATGTACTGTAGATTGATCCCCTGCACTATCACGCAATACGATTGATTGTAGGACGGGTGCGGTTAATGTTTTGTTGGTGAGGGTTTGTGTAGCAGTCTTAGTGACATAAGCTTTAGCAAGTAGATCAAGTTGAGCACTATCCATAACAGCAATAACACGTGCATCTGCACGAGCATTTGTATAGTATAGGTTTGACCCTTCAGCAAGATTTGAAGTTGTTTTGATAGCAAGTCTTGTATCAAAGTCGCTGTCTACTCTTGCTTCTGTATAATACTTGTTAGAACCTTCGGTAAGATTTGCTGTTGTCTTTGTATCCAAACGTGTGTCAAAGTCAGCATCTTTATATGTTGTTACACTAAACTGGCCTGTACTGGTGTTGAAGGATAAGTCTCCCCCAGCCGATAAGTGAGCAACAACATCTGCTTTTAGAGGACCTTGGTATGTGATAACACCTGTGGATGAGTTGTAACCAAGAGACCCATCTCCACCATTATCAGTCACCGAGACTGCACCTCTAGCACCCGGTACTAGGGCGGATGTGATCTTACTATTAATAAGAGCTTCTGTAACAGCCGAGTCAAGTACTCTATTAACCTCATTGTTAGAAGCTTTGTAGTACAAATACCCATCTGCGTAGTTTACGGCTAATTCGCCGTATTCTAAATCAGAACTATCGGGAGTTCTGCCACTGACAGAACTCTTCTTATGTATAAGTTTGACCATTATGACCCTTAAGAAAGCTTAAACCGAACTAAAAAGCCCAGCGAATTGTATTATATCATAGTACTATTTAGTACGTCCCACCATTGACTTCGTGAATAATAACGTCACCTGCGCCATCAACAGTAAAGTAATCTGTATTAAACTTAGCAACACCTAGATTAGATGAACTTGCTATTTCTGCCGTAATAGTTAATGTCCCTGCGCCATCATTGTAAGTAAGGTCAATAGCCTCACCTGCAAGTAGCAAGTTATTCATTCTGTCATCTATACGTTCATCGAACCCAATGCCATCGATTTTAAAGTCATTACCCGTTAAAAGGTTTACATGTCTATTAAAATCCCAAGCCGCAGTAGCTGAGTTATATTTGATAGATGCACCTGCGGTATCAACTTGGATACCAGCGCCAGTTGCCGCCGCACTATCGGCAGAGCCTTGAGCAACAATAACAAGTTTGTCTGTGATAGACAGGTCTGTTGAGTTGATTATTGTTTGCGTACCATCAACCTGTAGGTCACCACGAATGATAACTTTACCAGTGACTTCCATGTTATTACCTGGATCAATCCACATGTAACCATTGGCAGAGTCAGTCGTTGATATAATATTACCATTCAAACGAACATTGTCAACATCTAATTGTGTAAGACCTGCGAGATCTGTAACTGTTGCACCTGGGTTTAAGTTAGTCGTACCAAGTACGGATGCCGCAACTGTGATAGCACCGTTGCTATTACCGAAGTCTGTAGCATCAAAAGATGCAATACCAAGGTTTGTATCAGTAGCAACTTCTGCACCAACTGTAACAATTCCACCAGAAGTAGTAATGTCAATGCCTTCCATACCTTTAAAGGCAAGGGTAGCAGATCCAAGAGCAACTGAACCAGAAGAAGCACTGTCACCAGTAATGTTTAGCGTTGTGGAAATAGCATTACTTCCAGCAGAAGTCAAACGACCTTGATCATCAACTGTGAATACTGGAATAGCTGTTGCAGTACCGTATGAGCCTGCTGTAACTGATGTGTCGTCTAGTCTAAGAGTTACTTGATTGTTAGTAACCGAAGATGTTAATCCAGTTCCACCAGAGATAAGAAGTGTATCAGAAGCAAGATTGACTTCATCTGAGTCAGTGCCATCTGCTATTGTTAGGGAAGCCGCAGAGTTATAAGAATCTACATAGCCCTTAGTCGCCGCATCAGCCGAATCAACCGGGGTAGCAACGTCTTCGATCTTATTGAAGTTAAGAACAACAGATCCTGTGCCATTCGGTTCTAGGAAGATGTCTCCATTAGTATCTGTAGCAGTGATGGTATTACCATCTATTGTCAGATTGTCAACAAGTAATTCGTTGATCTTTTTGTTTGCGTCTACAAGCAATGCAGAGTTAGCAGTTAACGTACCTTTAGCATGATCTAATTGATCAGTAAAGAACTTACCACCAATAACCTCATGGTTTGCGGCATCTCCGCTTGTTTCTGTTCCATGCCCTAGATAGAGACGATCACCACCATTGGCACCGTTATCTGCTAAGGATGAGTAGGCTAGTTCGCCTGCGGCCAACGTGGCTGGATTACCTGACGTGGCACTGCGCTTAATTCTAATTATTGATGCCATCAGTATTGGCCTCCGTTAAAGTTTGTATCTGTTAAATCGAGTTTGGCAACGAATTTACCAACATCTTCATCATAAACTAAAACAGAACCTGTGACAGCCCCGGTGGTATCAACCCCACCTAAATTTGATACGTTAAAGGCACCAGAAGTAATCCTCTTTACAGGAGTACCTACGACAACTTTAGCAACCCTTACTCCGCTCGCACCAACTTTAATGGCTTTAGTAACCCTTGCTCCACTCACACCAACTTTAATAGCCATTATTTTCTACCTTGTTACTGATGGAGATACAACAATGCGTCCTTCAAGAACACGTTCTATAACGACATTGGAGTCGCTATCCACAAAGCTCATCTCCACATCATATACATATTTGCCTGCTCTTAGAGAATCTGTCTGTGTGTTCGTTAAAGACAGCGTAAGTATTCCATCCGAAGACGGTGTTGCTATAGCTGTACTAAAGATTTGAGTATCTGCACTGTCGGAGTTAAAGTTCTTCTTCATCTTGGCGTTTATAGTGTGGTTAGCCAGATCCTTGGCACCGCCCGTAGGTTCAATCAGGTGAAGCTGAATAGCGACATCAGCACCCTGATCAATAGTAAATGTTTCTTCTTGTGCCATGCATCATACCCATAAATTGCTATGTTTTGTTACTTCTATTTATACAGATTGTATCGTGATAGTTTCACTAACACTGCATAACTCATAACGTTTCTTCTATTTATACATTTTAGGGACTTGACAAAAATGACGAATCTGGGTATAATAAAGGATCAGCTTCGAGAATAGGGGAGAGGGTATTAGCAACATACTATATACTGTATAAGTTTAGATATAGGACGTAAAATGACTACCTTAAGTAAAGAAGAACATAAGGATACTGAAGTAGGCACTAACATGTCCAGAGGTGGACCTGGAGATAAGTCTCTACCCGGAGATTATGAAACAGATGCGTGGTTTGAGTTGGTGTCTGATGATACAAAAGAGGAATTAGATAATAACCCTATATCTATAACAGCACAGGCGAAGAATAAAGACCTTTGGTTTTGCTCTATTCCGTTTAGTCAAGTGTATTCGGAAATTGATGGGCAGTATCAAGCATGTTGTTTTGGTGCACCTTCTGGAGTCATGGTTGACCAGATGTCGTTGGTTGATTGGATGGAAACTAGCGACTACATGAATAACATCCGTAAAGAAATGTTAGATCCCAACTCAGACTTTAAATCAGTTGAAAAGACTTGTGTGCGATGTAGGAGTGATGAGAGAAGATACGGTAGATCTCGCAGAACTAATTGTATGAAAATACATACTAACGATCCACAGCATTGGGATGGCATTGAACGCACTGCTAGGTTTTTTAAGGAGACAGGTGAGTACATTATTGATGAAAGGATATTGGAAGTTCAATTAAAAGTCTTTGGTTCTGAATGCAACCTAGATTGTCATATGTGCTTCCACGCCAATTCATCCATGCGTTGGGATATGGCTAAAAACAAAGAAGTGTGGAATGAAAAGATTTGGGGTGCAGGTCCAACCGATAAGTCAAGAATTGACCATATTAATAATTCGTTTAAGAATAGAGCATCTAAAGATATTCTTAAGCAGATCTGTGAACTTAGTCCTCATATAAGAAGCATTAAGATCATTGGTGGAGAACCTTTGATTATGAAGAGACAGTATGAGTTGCTTGATATGCTTATAGAGAGTGGCGATTCAAAGGACATCTTTCTCAAATTTCAAACCAACTTTACAAAACTTCAAGCTGGAAAGCACAAGTTTGTTAATTATATTCCACACTTTGGTAACATTGCTATGGTAGCATCTGTTGATGGTATTGGCACAAACATTGAGTATATGCGAAGAAGAACTGATTGGAAAGAGCTAGAAGGCAACATCGACATTTGTAATAAATTCCCTAATGTTGTTGTTGACTTTAATTCTTTAATCTCTTTCTTAAGCGTAATGCGTTTTGATGAAGTTATTGACTACTGTAAAGACAACGATAAGATCCATCAGATCAATTGGGCTATGATTGAAAAGCCAAAACACTTGAGAGTAAACAACCTACCATTCGCAATCAAGAACGATCTTATGGATAAGTATAAAGACTTTCCTGATATTCAACACGCTTTGAGCATGCCACCAGAGAATGATGTGGATATACAAGACCTATTTGAATATCTATTGAAGCAAGATGAGTCATATGTAGGCACTAAGTGGGAACTGCACTTGTTTGATGTTTATCCCGAACTGAGACCTTACTACGAACCAAGAGAGAGAACACCAGAGATGGAAGCTATGTTCAAACGTTGGGAAGCAGATGAGAAGGCGGCTAGTGAAGAATTGGTAAAGGGAAGTATAGATCCATGATCATTGATAACGACACTTGGTGGTGTCCTAGATTCTTTGATCATATTTACACCCACACTAGTGGACAATATGCGCCTTGTTGTATAGGGCAAGAATCTCCAGAATCAAATGTAAGTAGCACAACCCCTCTTGAATGGTATAGAGGAAGTGAGATGAATACATTGCGAGACGCTTCTCTTAATCCTCACGAAGAAAAAAGTAAAATGGTTCTTGACCGTTGGTGTCATAGGTGCATCAAACAAGAAAATGATTACGGATCTTCTTATAGAATGCGCCATATAGAACAAATTGAACGTGAAGAGGCTACAAGGAATCTCCAACATCCTGCTAAAAGATCTACAACAGATTACATAAACACAGGAGAAGCCCCTTTACTAGAAGAACTTCTTCAAGTACAATTGCGAATGTTTGGTAACACGTGTAACCTAGATTGTTATATGTGTCAACCCCATGCGTCTTCCATAAGAGAACGTAGCGTTAAAGACTATAATTATCATAAACACATTTCTTTTGATAATGGTCTTGATGTCAAACCGAAATACACTAGAGACATGTTAGACGGTTTTGATGATATAGCTATGGCAATATCATGTGTGATACTTCAAGGCGGCGAACCGCTATATATCAAGAAACAATTCGAAATGTTAGATAGGTTGATAGAGCTTGGAGTCTCCGAAAATATCAGAATAGAAATGAATAGTAACATGTCTGTATTGGGTGTGGGCAACTACAACATTATGGATTACGTTGATAAATTTAGAAACTTAGGTGTAAGTGCTTCAATTGATGGTTATGGCTTATTTAACGATTATATCAGAAGACGCTCTAAATGGAATGATGTGGTTTCTAATATGGTTACAATGAATGCGAAAGATAATATACATGTGGATATATTCTCCACTCAGAGTATACTAAGTGTTTTGAGACACGACCAGTTGCTTGCTTGGGCTTCTGAGAATAGTTATGACGTAACAACATTCATCGTGGACGACCCTCAAGAACTAAACCCAAGGCACCTACCAGATCCCATCAAAGAAGAGTTGATAGCTAAATATCCTAACGACCATGATTTGATCAAGTGCTTATCCCAAAAGGGAGATCCGAAATCATTCGTCAATGCGTTAGACTATATAATCCAAACAGACAAGGTATATGATACGGATGTTTTCGAAGTATATCCAGAATTAAAATCCTACTATGAGGAATTGAAATGATATTCGAATATGGCAATCAAACACTTGATCTAAAGCCGCCAAAGCATGTACTCTTATCGGTATCAGGTGGTCTAGACTCTGCATGCCTTTTATATCTTCTATGCACACACTTTCCAGATGTTAGGATAACACCAGTAACTGGTCAAGACGTAACTGCCCCAATGGACTTCGAATGTGCAATAGATGTTATTTCATTTTGCAGAGAGTTATTTCCAAATGCTAACATAGATGAGCATGAAACATATACATTTGATATTATGGATCCAGAGTGGAGAAAGTATGCCGCATCTAAACGTGAAGAAGAAATGGTTACAATGCCAGATGGGACAAGGGTAGATAGGTGTACTGGACTTTCTGGTCTAGTTAAAGTTCTTATGAAACGTGATGCTGAGATGAAGATGGTAGAAAAGTATCCAGAAGGCACCTTCCTCACTGGAATGACAGCCAACCCACCCATCGGTGAGATGAAGAAATATGGCTTTTATGATGTTGCCGAAAGACGTAGAGACTCTAAAGATTTAGACCCTTGGTTTAATTATGGGAAAGTGTACCAACCTCTTGTCAATGTTGACAAAAAGTTTGTATCTGGCTTTTACTTTGAAAACAAATTAATGGACACGTTATACACATACACAAGCTCATGTGTTGGCAACTCGGATGAAACTGATGGGTATACGGAAGGTTGTGGTGTGTGCTTCTGGTGTCATGAAAAGAAATGGGCATTTGAGCGTTGAATGAGAATTGCACATGCCAACCAGACGATAGAGTTTTTTACGGATCTTCCTAAGATTCCTAAACACATCGCATTGTCTATATCTGGGGGTCTCGATTCGGCTTCCCTTTTATTCCTAATATGTAAACACTATCCACAAATTAAAGTGTCTCCTATAATCGGGATAGATGCTTATGCCAAGTTTGATGCGGAGTGTGCATTTGACACTATTGAGTGGATGAAAGATAGATTTCCTGATCATAACATACTAGAAAATCAATCATTTACCTTTGATCATACAGATCCATATTGGATGAAGAAAGCTCAAGATCTACACGATGTGGGTGTAGCGAAAACACTAATGCCTCAAGGAACCTCTAAGAACCTACAAATGAGAGAAGGACTTGCACGTATTGAGGATGAAATAAAGTACGAATGTCTTGTTATGGGAACAACTGCAAACCCCCCTGATGATTATATGAAGAAGCATGGGTTCTATGATAAAGCCGAACCTATCAGAAATGAACCGCATAATAGAAAGACCTTTGTAAGAGGTCTATATACCCCATACATAAATGTAAACAAGAGATTTGTGGCTGGTGTGTACAAAGATAACGGTTTAATGGATGAGCTATATCCATACACAAGTTCGTGTGTGGGGATGCCAAACGAGACAGACTATGGAACCGTTGCTTGTGGAACTTGCTTCTGGTGTCATGAAAAGAAATGGGGATTTGAGTGTTAAACATTGTCGCAACTGGTAAACCATCGGATGGCCTATTCTTCTACAGTTGTGAACATTACTTCAAGCTTGCATCTCTAGGAATTGATGTGCAATTGATTGTGTTTACTCACAGACATCATACCGAAGATGACTATACAAACAATATAGCACAGAAGTATACGAAGTCAATACCTATCGTGTTCAATGATTATGATCCTGATCATGGTGATGTTAATCTGATTATGGGTAGGAGTATGTTGACACTAGCGTACAAAACTTGGAAAGACTATGATGTAAATCAACAGTTCTGTATTATGATGTTGTTTGGTAATCCGTTGATATCGGTTTACTCAGAGAACCATACTGTAGAGTATGACGAGGCTGTGGAGTTCTTTCATTTAGAAGGTATCTATGATCTATGTGATCATGACGTGTATCCTAATGGTGTGGGAGAACAGTTTGAGAAGTATATTCACTTTGATAACTATAAAGATCCTGTAGATGATATACAATTCAAGCATCTATTTCTTGGTACAACGCCAGAATACTATGAGTGGGCGAAGGAATCTGTTGACAAATATCCTGATTATGCTATACTGACATACAAGGAAACAGACTTAAATACTATCGTTGCGCCTGTTAAGAACTTAATGGGGGTCTTCGATACGTATGTGTATGTCAAGAAGACCTTCGATCCAGCACCCAGAATACTACAAGAGTGTTGGCATTACGGAAAGAACATTGTGGTTGACCGACCAGTCATGCACGATGGCGGATCTGTATACATAGAACGTGGGGCAAGGAAGCCAAACGTGGAACCTATAGTGAGAGCATATGATGAAATACAACGGTTGGGACATTGAATACTTAGAGAGCATTGATGATTATACGGCAGTGTTTGATTTGATGATGGCTAAGGATCCCGAAGGACAGACTGAGAACCTTGAGAATGCCATTGCTGAATATACTGGTAGAAAGCATTGTGTCAGTATGGCAAATGCAACAGACGCTCTTAGGTTTTCCCTTATGGGAATTTGGGAAGGTGATGAGGTACTTGTTACAGACTTCTCTTGGATCTCCACATCCTCTTGCATCTCACACGTAGGAGCAACACCTGTCTTCTGTGACATCGATCCAGATAGCTACCACATATCCATTGAAAGCATTAAACGGATGAAATCGGATAAGACCAAGGCTCTTATCTACACACATCTCTATGGTAACATGACAGACACTACTGAGATCGAAAATTGGTGTGATAGTAACGGCATTCGTTTCATTGAGGATAGTGCTCAATCATTTGGATCTTCTTTGAATGGACGCAAAGCAGGTACTATCGGACATGTTAGCTCATATAGCTTTAACGCCAATAAGGTTATTGCTGGGCTGTGTGGCGGTGGTGTGCTGATGACTGATGACGATGCTCTAGGCGATTATGCTAAACTGATGAGACGCCATGGTAAGAACAAAGACTTCTCTATGTTAGGTTACAACTCTAAGATGTACACAGGCAATGCTGATGTCATTCTTATGCGTATGAGAAGCATGGAGAAATGGCAGAAAAGGCGTAATGAGATTGCTTGGATCTACCATGAGATGTTGGATGATGAATTCCGTTGCCAAATTGTATCCGAAGGACTTGAGCACAACTTCCATAAATATGTCATTGGCTTTGAAAGTAAGGATGAGCGCAAACGAGTAAAGAATGCGGTTAAGGCTCAAGGGCAAAACTTGTCCGTTCACTACGAGAATACTCTATCTAACAATTCGCTATATAGTGACATAGAGTATAGAAAAGATGACTGCCACAACGCACAACATGCGGCAGACACTGTAATGTCATTGCCTATTCATGCATGGCTAAAGGACGAAGAAGTAGAACACTTATGCAATATGATATTGATAACATAATAGATCTGACTAAACGTAATAATGTAAACCTTGATATCACGCATAGGTGTCCATTGGCCTGTGAAAGATGCCAAAGGTTTACATCATTTACATCTAGAGGGCTTAAAGTTCCTGGTCACGATATGACACTAGAGGAGTTTGACAAGGTCATGCGGTTCTTTACCCATCTAAACTTTTGTGGTCAAGTGTCGGATCCTGTTCATCATCCTAAGTTCATTGAGATCTTAGCAAAGATACGTGAATTTAACGAGTTAAAAGGTGTTAAACCAAAGTCTTCTTCTGTTCATCACGCATCAGCCGCAAAACCTATGAAATGGTATCCCAAAGCATTTGATGCTAATCCAGATACAAGATGGTGGTTTGGTATAGATGGGTTTCCAAAAGATAGTCATAAGTACAGGACTAATCAAGACGGTGAAAAGCTTTTTGAAATAATGAAACTCGCCCGCAAGCATCTTAAAAGAAAACCTTACTGGCAATACATCGTATTCTCCTTTAATGAAAATGACATTGATGCGTGTCATCAAATGGCAAAAGATATAGATGTTGATTTCATGGTTGTCAACTCTTCAAGATGGTTATCTGGGACTGATCCTCTAAGACCAACAATTAAACATGCATTGGATCTTACCGAATGAAAAAGGGCACAAATCAAGGTATAGCAAGGGCTTTAATTAATTATCAGGAGATCGAAATCGATCCCAAATGTCTTAATGGGCAACAAGAAGCCTTTGCTATAACAAACCGTGGAGAGCTTATACCCTGCTGTTGGTTGGACACTGGACATCAACGAAAAGAAGAAGCATACATGAAACTTGTATGGGCAAGTAACATTGCAGATTATGATAACATAGAAGAGATACTCTTACAAGATGAGTGGATTGAGTTTTATGAAAATCTTAAAAGGGGTAAGGGATTTTCAATTTGCCACCTCGTCTGCAAAAAAAGAGAAACTCCTCAACACAAAAAAATGACTATACTTAACGATGATGGTGGTGACAAATATGTCAAAGAGACGTAACTATATACCAAATATTAAAGAGATAAGAGAAGATGGATACCTTGGTGTAGACTTTTATCTATCTAAATCTTGTAACAAGTCGTGTCATTACTGTACTGCGTGGACACTTGAGATGCGGTATCTACACGTTGATATGGAGTTTTTGGTACGAACACTTGATGGCTTTGAAGGCCATAAGGTAAACGTCAATCTACTTGGTGGTGAACCTGGACTTATTAAGAATCTTAAAGAAGTGATTACTAAGATCAAAGAGTATGACAATATCAAGTTGTCTGTTCTATCAAACTCGCTTATTCGTAAGTTCCACCCATATGTCCTAGAGGATCCTGAGATCTACTATGTAGAGCACCTTGTGTTGGACTTTCATGAGGATAAGATTGAGAAGTTGGGTAATCATGACTTCTTTGAACTTAACGATATGAATAACTATAACTTAATAATCAAAACTCCAGGATACTTTGCTCATAGGGACTCGCACAACCTATCGCAAATTGATCATGACAACACATTATTAAAAGAGTTCAACTCAAGATCTCCTGACTGGACAGAAACTAGCCAAGCCCCTGAGTTTAATAGGCGTATGTGTGCGGCATTTCCAAAGGTTCCTGTGGTTGACTTTGAGATACAGAAGATCCGTCACTGTAGTAAGAAGGTTATAAACGGATCTAAGATATTTGATGTCACATTTGAGAATGTGCAAAAAATGATGAATTTCGAACTGTTTGGCTTTGAGAGCTATTGTAACAAATGTACTGAGCATATTGAAGAGCGTCCACACGAACAAATACTAAAGATAATGGAAGCAGGAGCGGTACTGTGAGTAAGTATTTAATCGTTGGTGGGGATAGCTTTACATCAGATTTTTTAAGATGGACTAATGGGCTAGGTGTACCCTCACATCCAGTTGATAATATGGGATACCTAACCCATAAGACGTGGCCTAAATATGTAGCGGATCATTTAGGACTTGAACTTATCAATACTGCAAAAGCTGGTTCTGGTAATATGGGAATATATACTAGGATACAAGATGCTGTGTTGGATGTTGGACCTGATAATGTTGGGTATGTCATTGCGGCATGGTCAAAGTGCGAAAGGCTTGACCTAGAAACTGATAGATACTCTCGCAGATCTGGAGAAAACAAATACACTAGATCTTGGACTAATAGGATAGTAGATCCTACTGCCGATGTATATTGGTATATACATAGATCCTTGAGATCCTTCTGGCAATTACAGTTCTTATGTGAGCAATATAACATCCCATATCACCAATTTCAAATGATATCATTATTCAAAGATTATTTGAATATGTTTGATAAGAATGAGCATGACGGTAATGCATTTAGAACTGAGCCATTAAGAGCGGATGTTATTGCTACTATAAAGGAGTTTGACTATTTTGACAGAATACAAAACTTTCGTGGTTGGCCCATCTTTGACGAACTCGGTGGGTTTACTATGGAAGAGAGAGTTATTAGAAATAAGAATTCAAGCACTGATCCAACCCTAGTCTTGAACGCAGGCGACACAAACAAAAGAGATGTTCACCCAAATTCGGTAGGGCATAAGATAATAGCGGAGACCGTAATTGAAGATCTTTAGTGTAGCATTAAGTCCTCACGATCATAACACATATGATGGAGTATGGCACAACCAAGTTGAAAGACATAGTAGACTTAAGCATAATATACCACACCACTTCAACTCCTATCCCCATCAGTCTGATGCTGATAAGTTAAATAAGGATGATGGTTCTTCTGGTGTAAAATTTTATGATGAAAACTTTCATCCCGAAAGACACGAGATGTTAGCTTTCACAACAACTGTGGGAGGATTAAAGCAAATTCCACATCATAATATAGATCCTGATTTCTTGGAATTCAAACCTAAGAAACTATGGGATTATATGATGAAGGACAATCTGTACTATATTGATCATCACCAATCTCATGCGGCATATGCGTATCTGAGTTCTGGCTATAATCAGAGTGATATCCTTGCCATTGATGGTAGGGGTTGGTTTTTCAATTGCATATTTATTGATAGATATGGGAACATCAAAGACCTGTCTCATAAGATGAATATCGGAAGTGTTTGGAATTATGTATCACAAAAGTTGGGATTTGGATATCTTGGTGCTGGTAAACTTATGGGATTTGCCGCTTATGGGTCTTATGATATGACAATCCATTCTCATTTTGACGAGTTATTCAAGGGCAATTGGAAAATGAGTGATGTCTCAGGCATCGTGGCAATGTGTTTAGAAAGAGCTAGTCATAAAGATATCGCCAAGACCTTACAAGTGGCAACAGAAGAGGTAATCTTCGATGCCATATTGAAGTGTAAAACCTCTGACAATATTTGTGTTGCTGGTGGTGTAGCATACAATGGATATGTGAACGAAGATCTAACAAAAATTTGGGATAATGTTCATATCCCCCCAGCAGTTGGTGATGAGGGGCAATCTCTCGGTACATACATGCACTGTGACTATACTCAAAATGCCAACATCCATATACCAAACACATATTCGGGTAAAGAGTATCACTATGTTGGAGAAGAGAAGGTTGATATCAAAGAAGTAGCGCAAGCTATTGCCGATGGAAATATCGTTGGTTGGTTTCAAGGTAAATCTGAGAGCGGTAACAGATCTTTAGGAAATCGAAGTATCCTTGCGGATCCACGCAGAACGGATATAAAGGAGGTTATTAATCGTAGAATTAAGATGAGGGAAGACTTTAGACCATTTGCTCCATCTGTTCTTGTGGAGCACTATAAAGAATACTTCGATACTAATCAGCCTAGTCCATACATGTCCCGAATCTGTGCTGTCAAATCTGATAAGGTGCCTGGTATTACACACGTGGATGGTACTGCTAGGATACAGACTGTTAGTAGGGAAGACAACCCTAAGTATTATGAGTTGATAAACGAGTTCTATAAAATTACTGGTATCCCTATGGTTCTTAACACTAGCTTCAATTGTCAAGAGCCTATTGTAGAGACGCCTAAAGAAGCCCTAGATACTTTCAATAGAACAGAAATGGATATGGTGATAATTAATGATTATATCGTGCGTAAAGTGGGGTGACAAATTTAACCACGAGCATGTGAATAGACTTTATGAGATGTGTATGCGCAACTACACAAAAGAGTTTAGGTTTATATGCCACACCGAAGACCCCACATACCTTCATGAAGATATAGAAGTTCAACCCCTAAACCAAGAATTGGATCTAGAAAAGTGGTGGTGGAAACTAACACTCTTCAATGAATATGATTGGCGTTTGGGCAAAGAAGGTGTTCATATCTTCTTTGATCTTGATGTTGTGATACAAAATAACTTCGAGCATTTTGAAGAGTATGCCATAGATGGTAAGATGTCTATGGTAAAAGCCTTTTGGAAAACGAACAATTCAGATAAGTTTGATATGGATCACAACTCTTCCGTTATGATATGGAAGGGCGACTGCTCTTACTTATGGAGAAAGTTTAACAAAGATCCCGAAGTACATCTATTCAAGTATAATGGTATAGATGGATTTTTGTATCATGAGTGTCATGAACATATCACAACAATACCTAAAGGACAGGTGTATTCTAGGTTGTTTGGTATTGATAAAGACAATCGTTTTGAGTACAAGGGCGAGTCTCCATATTTTAATGAGCCTGACTATACGGTTTGTATATTCAATGGTTGGAAAAGAGATATTCAAGATGGCAAATATCTACTTGATGATGATGGGTATGAAGGATTTGAGCACTATTGGGAAAAGGCTTGGTGGAGAGATAATCACACAGGTATTGATAGGGATGTGTGGTTAATGCTATGGAGAGCATTCACGGAAAACGGCTACGATATTAAAGATTTCTTGTCTCTCGCTCAACCTGTGATAGAAGATAAAATGACCAAAGGTCTTTGGCGTAGCATGTGGGATATCTCAAAGGAAGACGGAGATGTAGTACATTTCTTAGATAGTTTATCTGATAACCAATGGGAGTCTAAGAAGTGGTTGGTAGACAAAATTGATGATGTGATGGAAGAATTTCCTCCATCCAAAATACAGTTGTTTGGTGGTTGGTTTGCTCATCCAATGTGCACCTTACTCACTTCTGCATTCGATGGTATTGAATGGATCGAAAATACTGACTTAGATGAAAATGCTCTACACATTTGTAGAAATCTTAAAGATAATATACCTTGTGACGTTATAACCACAAAGGCTAATGTTCTGAAGCGTGGTGATAGAGATTGGGATACCGACTTAGCCATTAACACATCATCTGAACACATGCCCCCCTTGCCTATAATAATTGCCAACAGAAACTTTAGGAAAGAAAAGGATGATACTGTTAATGGTCCTACTCTGTTTGTCGTACAAAGTAACAATATGTTTCATGTACCAGATCATATCAACTGTGTCAAGGACGAAGATGAATTGGTTATGATGTGTGATTTCACTAAAGTTCTATATAAGGGTAGTTTGGATATGCCCAATGATTATAAAAGGTTTATGACAATTGGTTACTACTAGAGTTATATACAGTTTCTACATTGAGATTCCCACAGAGTTATTGGTATCGCACCATAGCTCCAAGGAAAAGTTTGCAGATAATTACGATTGGCTATTGACAAGCCAGAAACGTTATGCTAATAAGATAGGTGTAGAGTACAAGCACTTCACTAAAGACGAAGCGTTTGATACATATGCTGAATGGTTTGAGGATAACTATCCACAGATCTCTTACTATGATATCATCAACTTTTACAAGATCCGCCTAATGATGGACTTGTCCGAAGAGTATGATGAGGTTCTTTACCTAGACATTGATGTCATACCTGTCACTGATCTAAACTTCTTTGAGGAGATAGATCTGTCTAAGGGTATTGCTGTTATGACTGGAACTTCCAATAGTCAACAGCCCATACATGAAGAGTTAACATTTTCCTATACACATAGCGTGAGATCTCCTATGGCTAAGATGTGGAACAGTAAATGTCTCATATCCGACTATGGTGTGGTAGTAGATCAACCTGATGTATTCAACACTGCGATAGTGGGGGCAAAACAAGAACATCTAAAGCAACTTAAATACTTTGATGATTTTGAGGAAACTCTTGACACGATGGAAGGTATGATATCTGATGAGTTCTATCCCGATACCATCAGTTACATGTTTGGTTATGATAACGAAACTGTATGGGGAGCTAAGACATATCTAAACGAAGTTCCTTATCAGGAGTTGGGTAAGTGGCACCACCTTATGGATAAGTGGAGCTATATAACTAAAGATGCAAAGTTTGTACATTGTATTAGTAAGGATTTTGACTATGTGAGGCAATGGTGTGAAAAGAATAATATTCAGTTTATATAGAAATGATCTTGACGATCATGCTTCTGTGCCCGATATCAAACGACAACAGTTCGCTAAGTATGCGGATCAGTTAGAAAATAAGCAGAGAGAATATGCAGATCTGTGTGGTGCAGACTATAAGATATTCAAACCAAACTCAACAGACTACATTGACGTACAATTCGAAAAGCTTAACATGTTTGAGGAGTTGGGACATAAGTACGATCAAGTAATGTACCTAGATTTTGATGTCATACCGAATACTACAGTAAACATATTTGATAAGTTTGATCTAAACGCCATATGCTCATTTGAAATCAATGTAGAAGTTCCATCGCATAGAGTATTTGAGGATAGATTTCGTAGTAACTTTGATTGGTGTGCTATGGATATGTATTCTAAATCACAAAACAAGAAAGCTATGCTTCTCTTACACGACATCAACGGAAAGCATAGTTGTATAAACACAGGTGTTCTATTAATGAACTCTGATTGTATCGCTAACCTAAACTTTGCAGAGAGATCTGTAGAGGCTGTACTCACATTCAATGAAGCATTAGAAGACAACCTATATCCACCCGAAATGAGTAAGAATTGGGCACTAAACAATGAGGTCATATTCTCTTACATTGTAGAGAAATATGATTTACCGTTTACCAACATTGGAATGCCTTGGAACTTTATACTAGATCATAATGAGCGACAGATCACCTCTGCCGCATACTTTCTACACTTCGTCAATAAGAGGTTTGGTCTCTTCTTCTGAAAGAGGTTTGGTCTCTTCTTCTGAAAGAGGTTTGGTCTCTTCTTCTGAAAGAGGTTTGGTCTCTTCTTCTGAAAGACCTTTGGCCTCTTCTTCATCCCATTTTGCTTCCTTTTCAGCACGATAAGCTTTTAACAACTCGCATGTAATTATCATTACATCAAGAAGAGTGGTGGCCTTTCTAAGCTTTGCCTTAATGGGTCTATCTTTACTAGATCTAACAGCATCCATCTCAAACACTTTAAGCTTTAGTTTAAATAGTTTCTCTTTATCATCTTTGGGATCAAAGGGTTTTTCTAAAACATCAATAATCTTATTGTACTTGTTGGCGATTAATTCGCCTTCGCCAAGGATCTCCATTTCCGTTCCAACCTTTTCAATCATAGATCTGAACTCTTCGTTCTCTCTACGAAACTTGTTGAAAGTGTTTTCGTGAATGATATCGATGTCGATCTTACTTGTCAACCATTCATAATCAGCATCTCCAGACTTAGCTTCGATGTTAAAGGGGATAAGAACCACATGATCTTCAGTCGATTCTTCAGCAAAAAGCAGTGCCTCAATCTCGGTACGTTCATTGTTAGTGAAGTGTGCTGTGCTGATTTCTAAATTGTGTATTGTCATTTTACACCTGTTCCATTTTAAGTCTGTGGGTTGTAGCAGTAACGGCAGAACCGTTAGGGAATTCCTGTGCACGATAGTCATTAAGACCAACGTAACGTGTTTGGTGATTACCAGCGCCATTAAGGATAGTATCTGCCATACCAGATCCTAGATTAGTTCCAGTGCCATTAAGATTGTATGATATCTTCGATCCATTTATTTCAGATGCGGCATGTCTCATACAGTTCTGTAGCCACCCATCCATCTCTGCCTGAGTATATTGTTCTATATTCTTATCTGCGTTTCTGATAAACAACATCTTTTCCATAGAAGGAGCCGCAATGTTATTAGCCGCCAAAAGATAGTAGTTGGTGATGGTTGTTGGTTGGTCCAATGTCTCGCCAATACCACCAGCAGTGTATGCACTAGTGTTGGCACGTGTGTCTGCGTAAACTTTGCTAGTTGATACTGCCGAATATCCAGACAGTGTAGTTGCTGTATGAACATAATATGTTCCTGGTTGTCCAGCGGCACCTGTAATCGCATCAATAGAAGGATAGATGAATGTATCATAAACATCAGTCAATGTCATGGCTCGAATATTACCACTTGTCTGATAGACTGGAAAGGCGACACTATTAGTATCTGCCGTAGCCGTTGTATTGGTTCTAGTTTGAGTAATGTGAGCACGTTGGATTGTAACTGTGGTTGGTTCCGCCGTAGTTGCTTGAGTCGGTAATGATGTTGTGCTTGTTGACATTGCACCAGCCCGTTTACGTGTATCAGAAAGATTGCCCAACCCACCAGAAGACGCAACACGTGATAGTGTAACAGATGGAGAGGCTCCATACAAATATCTACATCTATTTTTAACTGCATTTATTTGAGCCGTTGTCATCTCTTTGAGATTGTTCGACCCATCTAGTATAAGAGGAGTTCTAACTGTCATCTAATTAACTTCCTGCACCATATAGTGTCTTGACTGCCGTGCCATCAGAACTATATATCACGAATGTAACAACGTCTTTTAGTTCTGCTTGAGAAACGGCATCATCTCCAATTTCACTTTCTCCCACTGCACCTGCGGCTATTCCATCCGCAATTACGGCATTTGTCGCAATGTGATCCGCAGTCACCGCATCGTCTGAAATGTGTTCTGAACCAATAGCATCGTCTGCAATCTTAGTTCCATTAACAGCATCAGCACCAAGTAAATTTGAAGTGATTAATAGCTCAGAAACAACACCATCTGCGGATGTGGATCCTAATACTCTATTAGCCGTAACGACATTCTGCATCTTGGCATAAGTGATTGCGTCATCTGCCACCTTACCTGTAGTTACATTTAAATCTGCGATCTTCGCAGTTGTCACCGCTAAAGCATTAATCTTTGTTGTTGTCACCGCCGAAGTATTGAGTTTATTGGTAATGACTGCGTTTGTTGCTAATTTAACCGCAGTGATAGATCCATCTTCAATCAAAGAAGCATCTAAAGAACCTGCCTTGATAGCAATGTGACCACTAGCCGCATCAAATGATGCTGAGTCAAATGAGGCAATACCCTTGTTAGTTAATGAAGCATTTTCGCCTGAGATAGACCCACTTGAAATGTCAATACCCTCACCTGCTGAAATAGCACTTCTGATATTATCATTCGTTACTTTGGCGTATGTATAAACACCATCGTCACCATATGAAAGAGTACCGTATCCTGTGCCAGTGTTAGTCGCACTAAAGATATCTACAACTTCGGAAGAGTC